CAGACTGCAGGCACAAAGGGCAGATTAGGTGTAGTTAAATACAGCGTTGACACTAAAGTAAATACAGAGGCTGACTGTGGCACAACAGTTAGAGCTTGTATTGAGCGAGCTACAGGTAAAGATGTGGGAGCTTTCACAACTGCTAACGAAGTTGCTGTATTAGAGAAATCTGGCTTATTTGATAAGGCTATACCATACAATCCTGGCATGAAAATTTACGAGGGTGACATCTTTGTCACTCGTACAAAAGGCCACACAGGAGCCTGTGTGTGCGGTTATAGTAGGGATAATTCAGCAACAGCTCAGATTGTAAAGGGCAAATTTATTTTCCGAAATCTCGATATGAGTCCAGTATTTGACCCAGATTTCTACAGAGATGCATATCCTGATGTTGTAGCTATCTATGGTACAGCACCAGCTAAACTCTTTGAGCACTTCTGCAATTATGGTATGAAGGAAGGCCGTCAGGCTCACGCAGAGTTCAATGTGACAAAGTATAGAGCTAACTACATTGACCTCCAGAATGCATACGGTAATGACCTTGTTGAGTATTACGTCCACTATGTAGTATTTGGCAAAAATGAAGGAAGGAAAGCAATCTAAAAATCAAGGCGTACTTATTAGTACGCCTATTTTTATGGTAAAATAAGGTTGCCTTAAACGAATTTATGTTCTATAATATTTATAGGAAAAGAGGATGTTGACTTTAAGTCATCTCTATTTCCTCCTTTGCTCTGAGAGGTATCTGTCCACTTCTCTTACCTCTCAGTAGTATAGCAGGGTAGAGCAGTTTGGTAGCTCGCTAAGTTCATAGCTTAGAGGTCGATGGTTCAAATCCATCTCCTGCAATTCGTCTCAGCACAAGACATTTAAAGAGTGCTACATTCCACGCAGATAGAGACTGCGGATTTATAAATTAAAACTGGTTTAAAGAATGTTAGGAGGAAGAAACATGACAATCAAAGAGATTTTTGACAAGGCAACAAGTGAAAATAAGTCATTGACTTATGCAGAGTTTGAAGCATTGGCAAAGCAGAGTAATGCCAAGTATGTAGATTTGGCAGAAGGTAACTATGTAGGAAAGCAGAAGTATGAAGATGACCTTGCAACAAAGGACGTCCAGATTAACTCTCTGAATGAGACAATCAGTACAAGAGATACTGATTTAGCTAACCTACAGAAACAGTTAGAAGATGCGGGAGCAGATGCTACTAAGTTAGCCGAGCTTACAACACAGTTTACAGATTTACAGGCAAAGTATGCCGAAGATACTGGCAACTTGCAGACAAAGCTCGCAGAACAGGAATATGATTTTGCTGTAAGGGATTTTGCTAATGGTCAGAAGTTTTCTTGTGAGGCTGCCAAGATTATGTTTGAGCAGGATATGATTGCCAAGAAACTTCCAATGGAGAACAAGAAGATTATGGGAGCTAATGATTATTTGGCTGAGTACAAGAAGGTTCACAAAGACTCTTTCGCAGTAGAGAAGCCAGCTGAACCACCAAAGCCAACATTTGCAGCCCCAACAGGAGATGGCAACGGCACAGGAACTAAGATGTCTTTATCAGATATGATGAAGCTCGCAAACGAAAATCCTAATGCCGTAATTAATTTTGATTAATGAAAGGAGAAAAAGGTTATGCCACATTTTGACGCAAAACTTTTCAACGGTGAAGTATTCCAGAAGTACGTTGACCGTGTACCAAATGTTCATTTGAACGCTCTTATCAACTCTGGAGCTATTATCCAGAGACCTGAGTTGGCATCTTCTATGTCAGACCAGGTAGGTGGAAACTACTTAACAACCCCTCTCAAAGGATTGATTAGCGGTTCTACACCACTTAACTATGATGGTGTTACAGACATCACATCACAGAACACAAAGACATTCTCACATTCAAGAGTTGTTTTTGGACGTGCTCAGGCATGGACAGAGAAAGACTTCTCATACGATATCACAGGTGGTGTTGATTTCATGCAGAATGTAGCTGAGCAGGTTGCTGGTTACTGGGATGAAATCGACCAGGGTACAATCGTATCTATGCTCAAAGGTGTATTCAGCATGGCTGATACAGAGGGTGCTAAGTTCGTAGCATCTCATACATACGATGTAACAAATAAGGCAAACAGTGAAGGAAAAGTTGGATTCATGGATGCAACTACTCTTAACACTGGTATGCAGAGAGCTATGGGCGACCATAAGCAGAAGTTCTCTCTTACAATCATGCATTCAGCAGTTGCTACAAACCTTGAGAATATGAAGGTTCTTACATATCTCAAGTACAACGATGCTAACGGTATTGAGAGAGACCTTACAATCGGCCAGCTCAACGGACGTATGGTTCTCGTTGATGATGATATGCCAGTAAGAGAAGTTGAGCCTACATACGCTAAGACTTCTGATGTGGCTCTTGTAGATGGTAAGACATACTACACAAAGAGCGGTTCTGGTGCAAATACAAAGTACACACCTGTTGCTGAGCCAGCGGTTGCAGACATTGGTTCTTACTATGAGGTAACTGAGGGTGGCTACACAGAGTACACAACATTTGTATTTGGCCAGGGTGCTATCGAGTACACAAACTGCGGAGCTAAGGTTCCTGCTGAAATGACTCGTGATGCATTTAAGAATGGTGGAGAAGATACACTCATCTCCCGTCAAAGAAAGTGCTTCGCTCCATACGGTATTAGCTTCACAAAGGCTCACATGGCAACACTCTCACCTACAGATGATGAGCTTGCTAACGGCGAGAACTGGGAGCTTGTAAATACAAACGATGAAAGTGGCACAAAGCAGTACATCGCTTCTAAGGCTATTCCAATCGCTCGTATCATCTCACGCGGCTAATTAATTTAGAAGGAGGTCTTATCTATGAGTTATATAACATTTGCTGAATATCAGGAATATGGTGGTGCTCTTGATGAGACCTCTTTCAATGATTTAGAGTACGATGCTGAATCGACAGTAAACTGGTACACGTTCAATCGTCTTAAAAGACCTGAATGGAGCGAAGTCTTAGAGAGCGAAGAGCTTAAAAGATGTATGTATCAGTTAATTCGCCTCAGACAGATGGAGATTGAGCTATTAGCTTCATCTAATGGTGGTACTGGTTGGGGTTTAGGTTGGAAGAAAGAAGCTGGCATCACACAGCAGTCAAACGACGGAGTATCAACTAGTTACAATGTGCTTAGTTCTGGAGAGCTGTTAGCTCAGTTTAATGGAGCAAGTACAAAGGAAGATATTATAAATAGATATCTAAATGGTGTAGTAAACGATTTAGGAAGAAACATCCTCTATAGAGGTTTGTATCCGGGGGAATAACGATGAATGAATATGGAGAGTGGTGGGATAGTACAATCACGCTATACAACAAGTTCATAGACAGAGAGACAAAGAAAGTTTCTTGGTATAGAACTGTAATAGAAGAATGCTTCTATCAACATTCTCAGAATGAAATCATCGTAGGACAAGCCAAAATCTCTTCGGATGTGTCTATTTGTAGAATCAAAGTAAATCCTCTATTTAAAGACAAGAGAGCTTGGAATGAGCTTCCAGGCGAGTTAAAAGAGCAGTTCTTTACTTTAGCACCTGGAGATATAATTGTAGCTGGTGAGATTGACTTTGAGTTAGATGAGTATGAGAAAGGCAAGCGTTCTTCTGATATGATAGCGGAGTACAAAGAATGGCCAGGATGTTTTACTGTAAAATCAGCAAATATCAATGTCGGTAAGGGCAGAGGTAATGAGCATTACCATGCAAGAGGTGTTTAATCATGGAAGTCAGACTTGATATTATAGGTGGAGTAAATGAGCTTAAAAGAAGAGTTCTCGAAGAGACTGGCAGAATGATGGGTTCTGTCACAGCTAGTACAGAAACCTATGATAGAGTTATGGGTGCTATTTGGAAAGGCATGCAGGACTCTGGAGAACTTCCTGAAGATACTGGCGCATTGAAAGCTGGAGAAGGTGTACACAGCACTCCTCAAAAAACTACATGGACAGATAAAAAGGGCGGAGTTCACAATCGTACTATCTACCCTAGAGTAGGTAATACCTATGTTACAACTCATGCCAGAAGCTCTACACTTCACATTGACCCTTATGAAATACGACCTAGCGAAGATGTATATTACGCAGGCAGAAAGGCAGACGAGATTTATAATGCATTTTATGATGCACTAGATAATCCTGAAGTATTGGAGAATATTGCAAATATCGTAGGAGATGTTGCGAAGAAATCGAGGAAATAGTTATGGATAAAGATAGCGTAATGCTAGAATACATTCTCACTTGCCCCACTATTAGCGAAAATAGTTTGTTCTTTAACTACGCTGATGGTGAAGATAATACAAATCATTTCGTAACAGATGCTACAGATGTGCGAACACATAAGCCTTTTGTCGATGGCAGTGTGATGAAACGATATTCATTCATGATTTTAGTGTATAAGTCGTTAGGATATACTCCAATAAGTCCTGATGAAGTCGCTAATGATGAGAACCTTGATGAGTTATTAGAGGTGCAAACAATCATTGATTGGATAACAGAGCAGGGAGAATTAAGAAACTTCCCAGATTTTGGGGAGAAGATAGAAGTAGAGGAAATGATTTGCCTTACTGATAAGCCTGTACTTATGGGCACATTTACTGATACAATGGGAACACCTATTGCTAGATATTCAATCACCATACAAATTGATTATTTAGATAAAACCAAAATGATTTGGAGTTAATGAAAGGAGAATCAAAAATGGCAGTTAAGCAGTTTAACTTAGCAAAAGGCCAGAGAGCCGAAAGAAAGTTACTTATTACTGTAGCTGAGTGGACAGAGATGAGTACACCTTCAGGTGGTGGAGACCCAGTCTCTACCCAGGTTAGAGAAATCTTAGGTACTCGTACTGAGGACTCATCTATTGAGTACAACTCAGATATCTCAACAACTACAGATATTCTCGGTAACAACTACACAGATTTGAACAGAACACAGCCTGAGCAGGCATTTGACCCATTCCTCATCTTAGGTGGTTCAAAGCTCGGTGCATTACTTAACGACATCCGTAGAAGAAATGCACTCTCAGAGTTACAGCAGTTCACAATCTATGTAATTACAGCTTTCGTTGGAGAGGCTGGTGCATACGAGTGTGAGAGACACACAGATTGCACAATTACATACGATTCAATCGGTGGTGATGTAAACGTGAACTTCCCTATTACAGTACACTTCTCAAACAAGATTACCACTGGTACAGTAAATAAGCTCAGTGATGACTTTGAGTTCACCGCTGATGTGTAAA